GAAAAATCCTAAAGAGAATGACGATTTAGTTCTGGAAGCTATTGAGGAATATATTAAATTACAGTATGACCCATTGATAGATCAGTATAATGCTATGTGTGAGAAGGCTTATGAAATAGCGAATGTATTTCGTGGTATGACTCCTACAAAAGATAATATTGAAGACTTGAACGGATTGATGAAAAAGATGCAAGAAGCTGCAACATCAAGAGATAAGATTAAAGAGCTTATCTTAAAGGATATGGAATCTGAAACAAAAATATCTGGTACTGGTTCTGAAGATTTTAGTATATTTGAACAAGACCAAAGGATGAAAGGTAAATGATAAATGCTGAAAAATACTCTCCTGTTATTTATGATAAATATTTAAAAGATTATCATAAGTTAAAAAAGGGTTCTACTGAATATTATCAGTTCTGGAAGGAACAAAAGGATAGATGCATTAATGGATACAAACCAAATGGAGGTCAATGGATGCCAGGCAACTATTATTTCTACTTAAATTTTTCTAAAATACATGGGCTTGAAGTTGGTGCTAGGCGTAAATCTATGATACCTCCAAGGTATCGGGACCAGGATCATGAATATTATATGGAAGTACATTGGGCTAAGCATGGAAACGGTGCTGATGTTAAAGGAGGTTATGGTATTATTGTTTTAAAGGCTAGGCGTAAGGGTTTTTCTTTTATGAATAGTTCTATACTTTTACATGAGTGGACTTGTTTTTCGCATAGTGAGAATGGATTGGGAGCTCAACGAGAAGATTACGTACAAGATTTTAGAAAGAAACTTTTATTAAGTTACAATGAATTGCCTTTTGAATTTAGAAATAAAATACTTCATAATAACGAAGAAATTTTAATGTCTGGATATAAGGAGAAGGAGGATGGCGTGTGGATAGAGAAAGGAATGAAATCTATGATACATTTCAGGGTAATGGAGAAGCCTAATGCTTTCAGGGGTACATCATTAAATTACATGGTATATGAGGAAGCTGGAGAGTTTTTAAAATTAAAAAGGTCTTATGAATCTTCAGAGGATTGTTTTAAAGAGGGAGATATTTATTTTGGAACTCCAATTATTGGTGGTACCTCAAATAGTATGGAAGTAGAGAGTGATGATTATATGCAGATGTTTTATGAAGCCGAAAGATATAATCTTAAACCTGTATTTATAAAGGCATCAAAAGTATTTGGTAGCTTCTTTGATATGAGCACAGGAAAGAGTGATGTCGATGGTGCTGATAAATACATTGAAAAAGAAGCTGCAAGAAGAAAAGCTACAGGAGACTTACAGTCTTATTATTCTTATCGTCAAGAAAATCCATTGAAGCCTGAACATGCTTTTTATAAATCTGGAAAAACTCCTTTTGATTTAGAAAAAATTAATAATCAGATAGTAAATATTACTACAAACAAAGCTTTTAATAGAGTTCAGAGAGGAAGATTAGAATGGGGTAAGGATAAAGATGGCAAAGAGATATTTGGAAGTAAACCTATTTTTGTTACTGAATTTGAAGATAAGCAAAATGGTATAACTATTATTTTAAATTCTTCTGATGATGAAGCATATCCTTTTGAGATAGTAGAGCAACCATTGGATGGGATGCTTAATGCTCATTTGTCTGCGGTGGATCCATATCATGTTGACGATGATTTAGAAGATGCTAAGAAAAAAATATCTGATCAATCTGATAGGTCCAAAGGATGTATGTGTGTATATCGTAGATTTGTAAATACAAATATTGTTGGAGAGCTTCCTGTTGCTTTTTATACTGACAGACCTTATTCTAAAGAAAAGTTTTATGAGAATTGTTTGAAGTTGGCTATACTTTATGATTCACAAATATTGGTTGAATATAATGATGATGGTTTCTTAAAATATTTTATTGCTCATAAAATGACAAGGTATTTAAAAGAAAGACCTCGATCAGCTGATAGCCCTTGGAGTCAAGTAACAAATAGATATGGTATTCATATGAAAACTTATCAAAAGAAGTTGCTTACTGAACTAGTGGATGAATATGTTAAAAAACATTGGGAAGATATTTATTTCTTAAATTTGTTAAATGAACTATCTGTTTATGGTAGGAAAAATACGGATATGGTAATGGCTTTTGGAATGGCATTAATACATGATATGGATGCTACAAAAACTATTATTGATAAATCTGAAGAAGATAAAGAAGATAAAATGCAAGGACTACCAACATTTAAAATGGGAGATAATGGAATTATAGAAGTGAATATTTATGGTAGAAAAGATAATTATGATAATTCAAAAAAAGGTATTACTTTTGACTACGATTTAGATTGATAAAAAATATGAATTTTCCAAAGCAGAATATATCCGAAAAAGATAAGAATGAAGAATGGCACTTAAAATGTGTCAACGCTATTTTATCTCATGGAAGAAATAACGAGAAATTCAAAGCAATTAGAATTAAAGATCATGAGAATTTTTTAATTGCTGCAGGAGAGTTTGATGTAAAACAATTTAAGTATGTAACAGATACTTATGGAACAACTGCTCCAGCAAGATTAGTAAATTATCCTATTATTATGCCTAAGCTTGATTTATTAACTGGAGAGTTAATTAGTCAAGAATTAATGTTTACAGTAAATGTTATTAATCGTAATGCTGTAAGAAAGAAAAATGAAGAGAAGATAACAATGGCCGCAGAGGTTTTGTTAAGACCTATTCGTAGAGAGATTGAGAAAGCAATAGGTATGCCTATACCTGATGAAAATGTAGGGCAAGAAGTCCCTCCAGATATTGAGAGGTTCAAAAAACTTAAATTTAGAAATGCTATTGAAGAACAAGCTAATGTTGGCTTGAAATATTGTATTCAAAAATATGGATTAAAAAATATTTTTAAACAAGGCTTTGTTGATTTATCTATTACTGGGAAAGAGTTTTTTGAAACATATATTAAAAATGGAGACCCTTATGTTGAGCGAATAGACCCTAGAATGATTATTTATGATTTAGATACTGATAAGGAAAACTTAAAGGATTCTAAATTTGTAGGAGTTGATAATTGGTACACTATTAATGAAATAATTGATAGGTACGGAATGGAAATGACAAAAGAGCAGGTTGATGAAATAGAGAGTTTACAGGGTAAGGAATTGGGTGATGTTTATAGAGATATTAGTGTTTTGGATAGCTATTCTGTTGATGATGGAGAATTAAAGATTAGAGTAACAAGATGTCAGTGGAGAAGTATTAAAATGCTTAAATATAAAAAATCTGAAAATCTTTATGACCCTGACACTCCTTATTACAAAAAATTAAAACCTGATTACAAACCAAAAAAAGGAGAAAATATTATTGAAAGACCTATTACAGAAATTCGTCAATCAACAAAAATAGGACACAAGATATTGCTTAGCTGGGGAGCTAAATCAAATCAAATAAGATATGAGGAGAACTATTCTGAAACAACTATGGACTTTCATGGTATTGTTAAGGGTAGTTTAAACGGACAAACACTATCTGTTGTAGATTCATTAAAGAATGTACAATTACTTTATAATATTGTAATGTATCATATAGAATTATCTATGGCACGCTCAGGGGGTAAAGCTGTTGTATATGATGTATCTCAAAAACCTAAGAATATTCCATTAGAAGATGTTTTTTATCATGCTAAAAATACTGGTCTTATATTAATTAATAATAAGGCTGAGGGAATGCAGACAAATGGGTTCAATCAATTCCAACAAGTAGATTTTACATTAAGTCAATCTGTATCACAGATGATTAATTTAAAAATGATGTTGGAAGATACTGCTGATAAACTAACTGGTATTACTGCTGCAAGAAGTGGTATTGAAAAGTCAGGAGCGTTAGTAGGAGTAACAGAAAGAAATGTAATGCAATCTTCTTTAATTACTGCTCCATTGTTTGATCTGCATTATCAAATAGTAGGTGATGTGTTAAATTCATTAGCTGGACTTATGCGTATGGCGTGGGCTAATGAAGGACGTATGGCTAATATTTTTGGTGATACAGGAATGCAAACATTCAAAATTGACAAGTCAATAGCTTTATCAGAGTATGGTGTATTTATTGAGAATAGTGGTAGAGAGCAGAAACGTAAGCAAGATATGATGACATTGTTAGAAAGATTTTCGTCTACTGGAAATGTTGATCCTTTGTCTATTATTAAAGCACTTAATGCTGATAATTCTTCTGAAGTTGAAAGTATTTTAACTGATGGACTTGAAGCTATATCACAACAACAAGCACAATTAGAAGAACGTAAGGTTGCTGCTCAGGAACAAGCGAATGAAATAGGAGCGAAACAAATTGAAGTTCCTTTAGAGGTTGCTAAGATAAATGCTGAGGCAAGTGTAACTGTTGCTAAAATTAAAGAGGGCTCTAATAGTGAAAGGTTAGGCTCTGAATTAGAGCATAAAGAGAATATGCAATTAGAGGAGAGAAATAAGGAGCTTGATAAAATCATGCTTCAGGAAGAGAATAAAAATACTGAAAATTAATTATTATGTTAAATACAAAAAATAGCTGTGGAAAAAAACGTGGATGTTCTGTTACTATTATATTGCCTCATGATAGCAGGGTTGGGGATGTTTCTTCAAGAATGTTATCAAAGCAAAATGATACTAAGGAGGTATTATCTTTATCTAAACTATCATTGGATAAAGAATTGGAGAAGGCAGCATAGGAGAAGAAGATGGATATTGAAGCCTTTAGGTTTATGTGTTTATTGTCAGACAACCTGGTTGGTAATATTTACATATCCATTATTGTTTGAAGAAATAAATTTATGGTATTTATTAAGTGTTGGAGGAAGTTATATTTCAGTAAAGATGTTTGAAAAAATAATAAATTAAAAAAAATAGTATATTTGTAATTAATTATTTAACAAAAATATAGGAAAAGTTATGGAAAAAGATAATGAAAAAGAAATTGAACAAGAGGTAAATAATGAAAGTGATAATCAAGAAAGTCAAGAAAAAAATGATGATTTTGATTCTGCTAAATTTACCGAGACTTCAACTGACAATAAAGAAAAAACAGATGAAGAAAAAACTGATAAGGATGAAGATGGTGATGATGTTTGGTCTTTTGACAAAGATGATGAAGACGAGGATGAAGGTGCTGATGAAAAAGATAAAGATAATAGTGAAAAGGATAAGGCAGATGATCAAAAGGATGATTCAAGTGATGCAGATGATGATAGTTCTGATAAAGATGGTGATGGTAACGAAGAAGATAGAATTGGAGAATTTGAAATTAAATCAATAACAAAAGAACAATTTGAATCTTTTGCTGAAGAAATAGGTATAACAGTTAAAACTCCAGAAGAGTTTGTTAAGGCCATTAAGGAAATTGAGAAAGAAAATAATGAATTGAAAGATAAGTTAGAGAAATCTTCTACTGGAAATGTAGAAAATGAGGTTGTTTCTAAATTGAAAAAATTACAAGGGAAATCTGATGAAGAATTAATCCGTATGGATTTAAAGAAACAAGGATTTTCTGATGACGAGATTGAAGAAAGTGTTGATACCTATATTGATAGTAATCTTTTAAAGATTGAAGCTAAAAAAATTAGGAATACTATTGACAGAGTAATCAATAATGAAATAAAGAAAACACAGGAAGAGGCTCAAAAATCTGAAGCAATGCGTAAGAAAGAAGCCGAAGAAAGTGTTAAAGCTTTATCTGAACATATAAAAGGAACTGATACAATGTTTGGTTTTAAAATTGCTAAAGATGATGTGTCATTAGCAAAAGTTCAAAAGAAGCATATTGAATATATCACAAGTGGTAACTTCCTTGGGGATATAAGTAAAGATGAAAAGAGCGTAACTGAAGCTGCTTGGTTGTGGAAAAATAAAGATACTTTATTTGCCGCACTAAAAAATTCAGGCTCTCAAAAGGCAAAAGAGGAAATACTTAATGATTTGAGTAATCCAGAAGTTTCAGGTACAAAAAGAATTAAAGGTCCAAATTCAGATGATGGATTTGATCCACGAAAATTCGTGTACGGAAATTAAAAGTTATTATTAATCATTTAAAAAATTAAATTATGAAATTTCATCAAGGAACGTATGGTAAAGAAACCATGCAGTCAAATGCTTTATCAACAAACTTGTTAAAGTATCCGGAAATTGCGAAAACATTAATTCGTCAATATCCACAATATTCTTTGAACTACTTTATCGATGGTACTAGTAGATTTGCAAAGGAAGAATTAATCGGAGAAAATGCTTTTAGATGGCCTATCATTGGACGTTTAAACAGACCTTCTACTTGTACTGGTACTATTACTGGTAATGGTGTTGGTTTTTCAACTTTTACAGTTGAGTTCCAAGAGAATTATTTTAACCCTAACGATGCGGTTAAATTTAAAGGCGGAACACAAGCTATCGTAATTGGTGAGCCTGTTGCTTCTTCTGGAGGTTATACTTTTACATTTAAGTTACAAACCAATGATGCGAATGCTCTTTTACTTGCTGCTAATGTTGCTGCTGGTTTAACTGCAAATACTGTTGGTAGTGCTTTCCCTGAAGGTTCTGATAGAGGTTATGAGAATCACGTTTATCCTGATTGGTATATCAATTACATTGGTATTGCAAGAAAGTCAAAATCAATTACTGGCTCTGCCTTAACTGATATTACTTGGATTGAAAACAACGGTCAGAGATTGTGGTACTTTACCGATGAAGAATTAATGCGTGAAGAGTTCCTTTACCAAAAAGAATTAGATGATTGGTATTCTACTTCTACTATGGATGCTAATGGAAACTCTACTGTAATTGGTATTGATGGAAAGCCTATTGTTAAAGGAGACGGTATTTTAAGACAGATTGATGCTGCTAATATCGATACTTACAATGGTACTCTTACTGAAGATGCTATTACTGCTTTCTTGGCACAGTTAAAATTAAACACTGGGAACAAAAATTCTCATTGGATGGTATTTACTGGTACTGCTGGACAAGTAGCTTTTCACAAAGCTATGAAAGACTTAGTGTATCCTTCTGGAAACTTAGTGTATGATGCTGCTGTTGGTCAAGAGGTAGAAATAGGAGTAAACTTTACTTCTTATAATGCTATTGGACAAAGATTAACTTTAGTTCACACTCCAATTTTCGATGATCCCAACTTACATGGAAACGATATTGATCCTGTTTCTGGTTATCCAAAAGAATCATTTAGAATGGTATTCTTGGATATGGGAGTAACAAATGGTGTTGCTAACATTGAAAGAAAAGTTAAAGGAGCTGGCGGTATTGACAGAGGAATGATTGTGAAATATATTGCTGGTATGGTAAATCCATTTGATCAAAAATCAATGATGGCTGCCAATTCTCGTGATGCTTTCACTTGTGAAATTCTTTGTGAGTCAGGTATTATCGTTAGAAATCCTTTGGCTTGTGGACAATTGGTTTACGCATAATCAATTAATTATTAATAAAAATAAAAGAAAAAGAAAATGGAAGTATCTGCAACAAAGGTAAAAGAATTAATGAGTAGCACTCCTAGTGAGGGTTTAGTTGAAATAAGACTTAAAGACCCTAAAAGAAGTGGAACAATAACAGTAAGAGGGTATAGTGATGAAAGTGGAAATTATAGACCTTTGGTTGACCAAAATGGCAAAGAAAGAGTTATTAAAATCCAGCGAACATTAAATCTTAATATGAAAAATGTGAATGACCGTTTGGCATTAGCACATATTCAAGAGCATCCTATTTACATTAAAGGTTCTACTCCTATATTAGTAGTAGTTAATCATGAAGTCGAAGCTAATGATTTTGTTGAAAAGAAGAATAAGGAATCTCAGGCAATGAGTATTATTGAAAAACTTGAAGGTGAGCCTTTAAGAGATTTTGCAAGAGTACTTTTAATTACTGTTAATCCTGGTTCATCTGACAAAGTTATTAAGCGTTATCTTTATGAAAGAGCAACAAAGGACCCAGAATTAATTATTAATGAATGGGAATCTGATTTGAGGGCTTTTAAAGTAGTTATCAGAAAAGGAATTGACAAAGGTGTGTTCACTTTCAGAAATGGAAGATATTCTTTTAACGAAGAATTAATGGGAACATCTTTTGAAGCTGCTGTTGATTACTTAAAGAAGAATGAAGATTTGATACCATCAATTAATTTGTTATTAAATAAGTAAGTATTAAAACAATATGACTATTATCGAAATGCATACCCAGTGTGATTTGTTGTTAGACAAAGCTAACTCTCCTTGGTTTTCTCCAGAAGAGAAAGATAGGTTTATCAATATAGCACAAATGGAATTTGTAGAGACTCGATATAGACAGTTTGAATTGGATGAAAGAACTCGTAAGGAATTATTACCATTGGTAAGAAGATATACGAGTTCTAATTCAAAACAAATAGATTATAGTGTTGTTCCTAAATATTTATTTACTTTAAGTTTGTCTGGGGAGTTTACTAATGTTTGTGAAAAAGGGACTGATTGGTTTAAAATATCACCTATACAAATAGATGATGAGTTTGAAACTCAAAAAGACCCTTTTAATAAAGCTACCAATGATAATCCTTTATACGTAGAGGAGAACAATGGTATAAGTAATATTCTTATTGTTAAATCTGATACTAATCCAATAAATCTTTTATTAAAATATTTGAAATATCCTGTACAAGTTTTTCTTGATATTAATAATTCTGCAAATAATATTAATTCTGAACTTCCTGAGTTTATTCATGATGAAATAGTTAATATTGCTGTAAGAAAAATGTTAGGAAGTACTGAGCAACAGATGAATTATCAAATACAAAGTAATGAAATTAATAACGAAAACTAATTCCTATGTCAAAAAATAAAAATAAGAATAGAGAAAATCAAGTAGATTTAAACGAAACTTCTGATGCTACTGAAAATGCTTCTAAAAATGTTAATGTAGATAATACAGAAACTACTTCTGAAGAAACTTCTGATGCTACTGAAAATGAAGATGATGTTAAACCTGTTGTTTTTCACAGAGGAAACCCTAGAAAGAGAAATCCTATGAGTTTCCGTTAAAATTAAATATTAGTAAATTAACCCTTTAAAATTTAAAATTATGTCAAGATTAGGTCGCGAATATTTCGCAATTATAGCTGAAGGTTATGTCCCAGCTAACACAGGTGGTGTTATAGATTTATCTCCAAAATATTCTGCAAGAGCTACAGAATTAGATGGTGGTATTCTTATTGCACCTGCTGCCGGTACGCCCGGCTTTTTAACAATTACTTTAGCTGGTACTTATGCTGTTGGTGATAGAGTAATAATTACAATAACTTCTAACATTACTGGAAAACAATTGTTCAGACGTTCTTACGAACATATTGTTCAATCTGGTGCTACTTCTGTTACTGCAATTGCTGCTGCTTTAGCTGCTAAGATTACAGGAAGTATAACTGTTGATGGCCCTATAGCTACTGCTACTTCTGCTGCTGGTGTTATAACTGTAACACAATCAGGTGATGATATGCATGGCCTAGTAGGATATGTAGATACTGATAGTGCTGCTGGTACTATTGCTAATGTACCTACTGCTACTGTTCTTTCAGAAGGACAACCATCAGATTTAGTTGATAAAGGAATTGATCCTTCTGAAATTAACTTAGCTTCTTACGATACTGTAAGAATTTCGTTAAGAGCTGAAGCTTCTATTCCATTTATTGATTCAGTAGGTGCTACTGCTAAAGAAATCTATTGGTTTGGAACTGTTGGTAACGGTGTTGGATTAGTAGCTATATTGTAATAATCAATTTATTTACAAACTTAAAAAGGTGGTGGTTAAAAATCACCGCCTTTTTTTATACCTTATATTATGGGATATACGTTAGACCATTATGCTTACAATATTAGAAATATAGCTAGAGCAGGTCAAGGAAATTCTGATGATGATAGATTAAGCATTAAACAAATAAAATTTTGGATAAATGGTTATCGTGCTGCTACATTATTTCAATCTACAGATTGGGGTAAGGAAATAGATGCTTCTTTACTTCAAGACTTGGGAGTTGTTCCTTTGGAGGAGGTAGATGCTTCTGATAGTAGTTGTCCTGATATTCCTTGGGGATGTACAGTTAAAAAAGTAGTAATACCTAAATTAATTGATTTTCCAGAATTAAGAGCTTTAGATTTTGTTGGTGCTATTAACAAGCAAAGAGAATTTATTGTTAATAATGCTAATGTTGCTTCTTATAAAAGAGAGACTAAATTTGGTCATTTGTCAAGTAGAGTTTATGTTATAGGTACTACACTTTATTTTATAATGAGTAAGGCTGATGAAGATATTGAATATGTAAATATTAGGGGTGTTTTTGAAAGCCCTGAAGATGTTTACAAGTATGAAGTTGAGGGTTGTGATAAAAAATGTTATGATGCTTCGAAAGATAATTATCCTATTCCAGCAAGAATGTATGAAACTATTTTAGTTAGTATATTGCGAAATGAACTTAATTGGAGTTCACAAGCTATTAATGACGAACTAAATAATGCAAGACAAGATAATGCAAAAATCGGATAGATATAAACCTTTAGATAATAAAGGAAGGTGTACTTTATATGGTGTTTATTTAGAAGCTAAAGAAGATATGGCAAAGAAAATGGTTGCTTTACCTAAAGGAGTTACAAATGCAAAAGAAGTTAGTTATGTTGTTTTTAGAGAAATAATATATCTTTACTTTAAATTAGTATTTAAACATATAATTGCTGGAGGTGTTTACCCTATGTGGGATAGATTTGGAGACTTTAGTATTGTAAAAACAAAATGTATAAGATATTTACCTAAAAGATTTGCTTTTTATAAAGACAAAAATGGTAATTTAGTAACGAAAAATGTTTCTTGTACAAATGGTTTAGATTATTGGTATTTTATGTTTTGGGATGCCCCTAAATGTTTTAGGCATTATAAGGTTCTTATGAATATAAAATATAAATTAGAGTATATGGAAATGGTTGATAATGGGTTTGATTATTTAGATTATTCTCTTAATAAAAATGGCAGAAATGCTTCTTCTACTTACATACAAATAATGAAATAAATGAGTGATTCAGTTAAAAAAGTTTCGATAAATAGAATTATAGGTAATGTTATTGGAAACTTAGGATTAAGTACTACAAATAATATTAAAGATGATTTTGCTCGTTGGGCTTGTGAGGCTGAAAATAAAATAGGCTCTAAAAATTCTTATAAGAAATTTGAATGTGAATTAGTTATAAGAAATAAAAGGGCTTCATTGCCTGATAATTTTGTTTACCTTAATGCTTTAAAGCATGGAAATAAAATTATACCTATTACCAAAAGGTCTTTCACAATGTTTCATAAAGGTACTTCTTTAAATACTGTTGATGAAAATTCTAAATTTAACAATAATCAATTAATAGTAAGTACGCCAGGAGTGTCATTAGTTATTTCTTTAGTTTTCTCTGGAGTTTTTGTCATTGGGGAACTTGTAGTATTAACAGTAACCTCTAATAATTGTGGTAATGTTACTTCTAATACTTTTAATTATATTGTTCAAGCTGGTGATTCATTAACAAGTATTGCTCAAAATATTGCTAATTTAATTAATGCTATATCTCAATTAAGTTATTCTGCTACTGCAGGTAATGAACAAATTTTTATTGAAGGAAAATCTCCTGAGATAAGTTTTACAGTAACTACATTTACTGATGCTGCTAATGGTTTTATTTCTCAATCTATTTATCAAAATAGAATACTCCCTAAAAATGGAGAGAATGTTCAAGGGGATAATTGTGATGTTAGTGTAAATACTCAATCTAATAATTTAGCAAATTCTAATGTTAATAAATTAAATACTGGAATTAATGCTGATGGAAATCCTTTATCTTATGATGTTTTTGGTAATGATGTAGGGGCTTCTGTATTCTCTATTGACAATGGTTGTATTAATTTTAATGCTTTGGATGATACAAGAATAGGTATCTCTTATATGGGAATTGAACTTGATGAAGAGGGGTGGCCACTTGTCGCAGAAATTCACGAGGACGCTGTTACTCATTATTTAATGTATATGTACAAGTCTATCGAATATTATAAAGGTAAATTACCAAATCATGTTTTTAAAGAATTACAAGTTCGATGGTTTGACTTATGTGGTCAAGCAAGAGGTGATGATGAATTACCAAACTTAGAAGAATTAAAATACTTATCGAATATGTGGATGCAATTGTTGCCTCTTCCGAATAAAGAAAATTACTAATTATGCAAGGTCAACAAGTAGTTAATGCTTTAAATAAAGGGATGTCATTAGATAATGATGTTCAACATCTTGATAATTCTACCTATACATTTTCAATGAATGGAAGTCTTATATTTAATAAAGATGGTACTCATTCATGGAAAACATTAAGAGGAAATAAAACGTCTGTAACTATTGTTCCTGATGTATCTATTCCAAATGCTTATTATAAAATAATTGGAGATACTGGAAATAATAATATTAGAGTTGTTTTCTTATATGATGCTGCGAATAATAATTCTGAAATAGGATTGTTTTCTTTAAACAGTAACGGTACTGGTAATTATAGACCTTTGTTTAATGATGCTAATGATCCAAATGGAGATAAATTAAATTTTACTTTAAAAAATCAAATTGAAGCAAGATTTTTGTATGAAAATCCAAATACCATAAGAATATATTGGGTTGATGGAGTAGATGTAAATAGTAATCAGCCAAGAAGTTTTACTTTTAAATATGATGCTTCATTAGGAAGTCCAAGTGATGTTGGTGCTTATTCAGCAAGAACATTATCTGTACATGCTATAAATTCACAAGCTAATTTTAATATGGGCTTGATAAAATTTATTAATCAAGTAGGTGGAGGTTTACTTTCTGGGGTATATCAATATTCTTATAGACTACAAACTAATGATGGTTATTTAACGCCATGGTATCCTGCAACAAACAGAATTATTGTTTCTGCTTCTGCTAAAAATGCTACTAATTCAAATCTTTATGAATATAGTCAATCTGGATTACAGACTTCTATAGGAAATAGAATACAAATAAAAGGTGTTGATCAACGCTTTGATAAAATTGATGTAGCTTATTTATATTCTAATAACGCTTCTGTTGTAACAGAAGCTAAAATATTTGAACAAGTAGATATTGATAGTGATATAATGAATTTTGAGCACGTATCAAATAATGGGGAACCATTAATTGTTGAAGAAATTCCAGCAATATTTACTGGTATTAAAAAAGCTAAAACTTTAAATATTAAAGATAGTACATTGTATTATGGTAATTTAATAGAGGGGGTTCTTTTTGATTTTGACCAAGAAGCTATTTTACAAAATTGTACTGTCAATCCTATTTTTAGGGATATGCGTTCTGATGTATATCCTGATAATGTAAATTCAGTTCCTTTAGAATCAAGTATAACATCTACTTTCAAAACAAGAAAAAGAATGTGGAGTGGATATGATGAAGAATATGATGTTATGTCTGATTATTCAAATTATGATGGTACTCAAATAGATCATTTATATCCTGGTTATTGGAGGGGGGAAAAGTATAGAATAGGAATTGTTTTTTATGATAATTTAGGGTTTCAATCTTTTGTTTACCACATTGGGGATATACAATTGCCAGACCAATTTGATAATGCTTATTCTGTAACAAGAATTAAAGAAGATGGCACTACTGTAACTTATGCTGGAACATTACCTGAAAAAGCATGGACAACTAATAATTTTGGAGAGTACACTTCTAATCCAATTATATTTGGGGAGAATACTGCTTCACGAAATTATTCACATATCAGAATAATGGGTATTGAAGTTAATGGTTTGGATTTATCAACTATTAAAAATCAAATATCTGGCTTTAAAATAGTTAAAGCTAAATTAGATAAAACTATTTTATTACAAGGATTGATAATGCCAACAGGTGCTATTAAAGGTAGAAATGAAGTAAGGCCTATGCCTACCAATCAACAAGCATGGACTGATGTAAGTACTTTTCCTACTGTAGGTACTTTTCCTATTCCTCCAGGGATTACAGCAAACAATATAGTTTATAATGGAATATTTGCTCTTGAACCAGGTGAGTCTCCAGCTGAAATAAGATTACAGCCACAGGTATCTATTTTATATGCACCAGAACATGATTTTTCTGGAGGTCTATCGACTTTACAAAGTAATGATAAATTACATATTGTTGGGGGTGTTTTTGGGGCGACTAATGGCCCTAATGAATTTAATCATTATTTTATTCAGGTAGATCATGCATTTACAAAATATCATTATACAAAAAATGATTTTCATTTCACATCTCCACATCCTTACCCGAGATATAATGATAAAATAAATATGGAAGATATTGTTAGCTTATGGCCAACGGCTGTTCATCAATTATCTAATTTTCCTAGTTTAACCTTTATAAATAGAAATCATATTTTAACTAATGGAATGTTTGGTTTCTCTGCTGGTTACGAATTAAGAAATTGGGGTAAGAATACTACTTTGTTAATTGAACACGATAATATATTTCCTGAAGGATGGACTCCTTCTACTTTTTTACAAGCACCTCTTTATTTTAATTCAAAACAAGATAAGTATGGGCGTACCCCTCGTGTTAATGGTGCTTTTATTGTTAATTATAAAAGACCAAAGGTTTCTGCTTATGGAGGAGCTAGTTTGTCTGCATTAGCAAATACTATATTTGCAACTACTGGACATTTTCAACCTATAAATAACCCTGTATTTCCAATGCCTTTTAATGATATTTACGATAACGTAGAGGTGTGGGGTGGAGACTGTTGGTTAGATTATCATACTCAGTTAAGATTATATCCTGATGTTAGGAAAGATAAACCAAACCCAGGTAGTTCATATGTAGATTATGCTGTTGGTATTTCGTTTCCTATAGAAATGGATGTTAATCATAGATTGCGTTTCTCTAATTCAAGTCCTAAATCACAATATGCAAATGCTGGTTCTAGGAGAGCTCGAAGTTTTGTTGATGGATTAAATACTAATTTTGATACTGGTCTTTATCAAGATAGAACAGATAGTAACACTGATTTTATGGAGCAATTTAATTTAAGCTCAATTCTTTATTTTAGAGAGTTAACTTTTTTTTATGCTCCTAAACCAATAGATTTTGAAGATAACAATCATTTTCCTTTACGTTGGAGATATACTCCAAACAAGTTTTATGGAGATATTGTAGATACTTGGCGTACTTTTCAAGTAAATGATTTTAGGGATATTGATGGTTCTTTTGGACAGATAACAAGTAGTATTTATTTAATGAATCAAATATATTCATTTCAAGAAGGAGCTTTTGGAAGATTAAGAGCTTCTGATAGAGCAATTATAGAATCATCTAATGCTGGTTCTTTAACTACTGGTGTTGGAGATAAAATGGATGGCATTGATTATATTTCTACTGAATATGGAAATCAGCATCAATGGAGTTTGTTTAAGTCTGATAATTCTGCTTATTGGGTAGATAATAATAAATCTAAGATAATGCGTTTTGGTAGTGATGGAAAAGCTATTTTATCAGATGCTATGGGTGTACATCAATTTTTATCATATGAAACTCCTTATTTTTTAGATAAAGATAATCCTGTTCAAAATAATGGAATAACTGGTGCTTATGATTATGATAATGAAGTTGCTCATTTTATCTTTAAAAGAAATAGAGAGTTATCATCAAGTATTGATACTATTACTGATTTGGTTATAAATTCAAGAACACAGACAAGTAATAATGTAGATCAATTTGTTGTTGATAATGGAGATACTGTTGTTGTTAGATGGCCGTATGGTTCATCAATCACAAATGGAGTGGTAATTCCTTTTAATAATACTAATGCTATTGGAGAGAATAATAATAAATATTTTTATATTAAAAATAATGGAGGAAATGTTTTATTGTTTGTAATGAATAATGGAGTAAAAACTGTTTTAACACCCATGGCTCCACAAGATTGTTTTTTAATTTATAGAGATAATACTGAGTCTAATTGGAAATTTAGGTTGGTTGATAAAAAAGAAATAACTCCACAACGTGCTAATTTAATGTATAACGAAATGGCTAATTATTTTGTTGGTTTTGATCCTAAAATTCCTTCATATATTTTATCACATCAAAATAAAATAATGTCTGTTGATTACGAGAATATAGATTATGTTTTTAATAAAATTTATATAAATGGGTTGGGTGGTAAAGGAAAAGTTTATAGTGGAAATGGAGTTTCTATAATTGAGATTCCTGTTAATGAAGCTGGATTATTACCAAAAGTTTTTGATAGTATAAGAATAAATTGCAACAAATACTTTAAAAATAAATTATTAAAAGTAATTTTAACAACGGATAATCAGTATGCTGAAATAGATATGGCTACTGATACTAGAGCTAAATATTTGGAAGATATTTTACGAATGCCTTTGAGAGCTCAACAGCAAATTGATAGAATGAGAGGGAAACATCTTTTAGTAAGATTTGTAATACAAAATAATGGAGTAGAAGAAGATGATATGCTTACAAATATTTTAACTTATTTTAGAAAATCAAATAGATATTGATATGGCAATTTTTAATGATGTAAGAGATATTGAGAGAACAGGAGGTAGAACAAAACCTTTTGAAAAAACTACTGGTTGGCGTAAAAATGCGTTATCTATTTTGGGATATAATGATGATGGTACTAAAAATACTTTTGGAAAATATTTTGGACATGGTAACGTGTTGTTAGATCATTATGCTCCTAGAGCTTTAGCAAAGGGAGATTCAAAAGAGGTAATAGCTTCTGGTGAAGCTGACAATTGGGGTAGTCAATTTGCAAGTGCTCAATATGCTACTAATTTTATTGGTGGTGGATCTGGTGGAGGAATTGGAAGTATGTTTAAGAAAGATGGTGGTGGTGAAGCTGGTTCTGGTATTGACGGTTCTAGCGATGCTACTGGTGGAGTTCAATCAGATACAAATACAAATACATCTTCTTTTAATAATGTTCAAGAATTATATTCTACTAAAAAAAATGATGAAGCATTAGCAAAATTAAATTATAATGTTAATTCTTATGAAGATAATAAATCTATGGATGATGATTCTATTCTTGACGAAAGTGATTATGTTAATGATGATTCTTTATATGATGATGAATTATTAAAAGAAAAAGATTATATTAATTTAGATGAAAATGGAGAAGAAATTTTAGATGCTGATGATAAAGAGATTTCTGGACTAGGTAAGGGAAAAGAGTCTATGGATAAAATTCCTGTTGTTGGTGGTTTGGTTGGTGGTGCTTTAGGTGTAAAACAAAAAGAATTAATTACCGCTAAAAATTTAGAACGTAAAAGAAATGAAATAAGAAGAAAAAGTTTAATTCAACCGTCAAAACAAAATTATTTATAAAATGCCTGAAGGTAAGTTAAGTAAGAAAGAATTTTATGATAAGTATTACCCAATAGTAAAAGATTCTGTTGAGGGTACTGGTTTATTTCCTGAAACTGTTATTGCACAAATGGCAATAGAAAGTGGTTGGGGTGGTAGTGGTTTGAGTACTAAGCATAATAATTTCTTTGGAATTAAAGGAGATAAGGGCAGAGGTGTATCTATGGGTACAGAGGAAGAAGTTGATGGTAAGAGGGAAAATACTAAAGCTAATTTTAGAGTTTACAATTCTGTTGAAGATTCTGTAAAAGATTACGTTAGTTTATTAAAGAATAATGATAAGTATGCTAAGGTATTTGAAGCTAAAACTCCTGAAGAACAAGCTGAATTAATTGGTCAAACGCCATATTCTACAAGTTCAAATTATGGTGATTCAATAAAACAAACGGTAATGGCAAATAAAGATAAAACAAAAACTACTGGTGATAAAAATTCTTTTGATAAAAGAGCTAATGATTTTATTAACATAAAAAAATCAGAAGTTGACTATTTAAAGCAAAAATATGAATCTTCTTCTGGAGATAAAAAAGCTGATTATAATAAACAATATTTAACAGCTAAAAAAAAATTGGATGATTATGTAGCTGGTTATGTAGCTAAAAAGCAAAAAGAAATTGAAAGTGATTTAGATAAACGAGAAGAAGATGCTAGAAAAAATAAAAGATTTGTTGAAGCTGGAGAAATAGATTTAAAAAGACAAGAATACGAAAAAACTAAAGTTGATTTTGGAGAAACAAAACAAGTTAGTCCATTTAGTCGTGAATATGGAAAAGATACTCCTGGAGAAAAAGTTATTGATAAAAATGTTTTTGGACAAAAAATAACTACTATTCCTGATTTAGATTATGATAAAGTTTATTCTCAATTTGAGAATTTTAAACAACAACAACAACAAGAAGTAGAAGAAGTTAAGCAAGAGAAAAAAAGATACGATTTAGATGTTGATTTAACTGATGGCCAAGGCGGTGGAGGAGGTTCAAGTTCAGCTACAACAGCTATAACAGCTATTGAAGATAGACCTGACAGGATTCAAAGAAGTGGAAGTCCAGCTAATGTAGATGATTATAAAAAAGGGTTACAAGATTATGAAGAAGAATTAGGTCAATTACAAAAAGAGGAACAAGACCTTTTGGAGTTAGAAAAATATGATTTTCAACCATCAGAAAAAACTAAACATGATAACGATGCTATTGGTAGTTTGATTGATGTTAGTCGTGGCATTATGGGCACTATTGGTGCTAATGAAGAAGTACCTACTTATGAGCGTGGAGAAATGTTTAGTGAAGCTATGGGTGATGCTTTTGATAGAAGAGATCAAGGGTTGACTCCAGAAGAAATGTCTTTTAGAGAAAGACAAGGAGAAGAAACTTATGCTTATGATATTAAGAATATTTCTCGTGCTTCTGGTGGAAGTGCTGGTGTGTTTTTAGGAAATATGGGAAGTGCTGCTAAAAGATTATACGCTGATAAGGCTGGTATGTCTAATCAAAATGAAGCGGTAAGAAGAATGAATAGGGAGAACTTCCAAAATATGTCATTAAGGGATGAACAAATTAATAGACAGATTTTCCAAGATGATTTAAATCAAGTAATGATGACTAAACAAGCTGGTGCTGGATTAGTTCAAGATGCTTTTACTAATATCAAAGAAAGGTCTGATTATAATAAACAATATGGAAAAGGTTCTGTTTATGATAGATATATGGATGCTAAAATTTCAGATACAGAAGAAAGTAGATATTCAAGAGATTTTGCTAACAAACAAAGAATGAAATCTCTTTTATTTGAAAATAAAACAAAACAAGATAAAACTAAAAAATTATTAGAAAATTCACAAGTATTAGATGCTTCTTCTAATAAGAAAAAGAAAATAAACAAAACAAAAGAGGAGATAGAAGAGGAAGAAATGTTTGATAGTTTATATGATAATTATCCAAGATTATAATATTATTTTTACACTATAAAAACAAAAATATAGATGGCAGACTGGGGATTATATTCAGCATTAAGAGGTACAGATAATTGGCAACAACGTAGACAAGATAAGGCTATGAACTTGCAGCTTATCGAGTCTATGCACAAAGAAGAACAACAAAAGGTTCAACAGTCTATGATGGCTGAGCAAGAAATCAATAAGTACTTTGATGAAATTACTGGTTTACAAAGTGAGTTTTTAGAAGAGGATCAAGGAAGAATACAAGAGGTTGAGAAAAAAGCACGTCAAAGAATTATTCAAGGTATAGGACAATATAATGGAGATTTATCAAGATATATTTCTTCTGGAGGTATTTCTGATTTAGGAGAGTATAAAAACTCTATTATGAAATCTGACGAACTTAAAAAAGCCAAAATGAATAAAGTTAATTTTGGTGCTATATTAAAAGATTATCAAGAGGGAGATAGATATATCCATGATGTTGTTGTAAATATACCCGCTGTTGATGAAGAAGGAAATCCTAAAGTTGGTCCCAATGGAGAGCCTGTTTTACAACCTCAAAAAGTAAAACCTGAACAAGCTATTAAATTATTTAAGGATGGGGTTATTGCTGAACTACCATATCAAGGTTCAGAAAAGAAAGTTAAGATTAATCCTATGCTTTTCAAACAACAGTTTAAAGACCCTTTAAATCCAGCTTCAAGAGATAATATTGTTACTGCTTCAAATGTTAAGTTTATGGCTATGCAAATGGGAGCTTCAGAAGAATATGCTGATGCGTTGGCTGATGATTATGTAGAAACATGGAAATCTGGTGGAGAGGCTTGGAAGTGGAATGCATTAAGTGATCAAGAATTAGAAATGATGGAATTAAAAAAGAATGCTTTAAAAGGAAAATCTACTAGTAAATCAAGT